ACCCGGTGGTGTGACCCATCCCGTCGCCGGAAGCAAACCCAGAGGCGCCGACCGCTGCCCGAGCACCACCAATCTTCTGACCCGATTCCAGGTCAAAGCGACGGACCTGTTCCCGGGTCTGTAGCTCGGTCTCCTGTGCTTGCTCATCCGTCAGCTGAGCACCAGCGTACATGGCATCCTTCTTGGCGCTCCCGCCGAAGATGCCACCGAACAGGGACCCGAGAGCCCCTGCCGCTGCTATCGCTCCGAAAACTACAGGCATATTAATTACCTAGTTCTGGACGACTTCCGCGCGCCCGAACACTGCAGCTACGTCGCATCGGAACGGAATGTTTTGGATGATGGTGACTCTACCGTAGTTGTCCCACCCGACGTTGGTCACTCGCTGGTCCCAGTCCTCATCGGGAATGGGAGCGTTGGTGTTCATCGGGGTGGATGGTAACCGGCTCGCTGGAATCTGCCCGTTCATAGACGGGATGACGCTCCCCGGGAGGAGTCGGAGGTAAATCTTGGTCCGACTCTTCTTGAGACCAGCGGAAGACCCGTACATCACTCCGCCGTCCAGCGGTAACGTTCGAATGGTCCCAGTGTAGACCAGACCCACCTGGGCCAGGGTCGCGGTCGAGCCACCGAACGGAATATCTACCAGGCCACCCGCGACTGGGTACTGCCCGTAGTAGGAGCCGTCCACCACCACCCCTACCAGGAAGCCTTCCAGGTGGGAACCGGCAGGAATGGACAGCCGGTTAGTGGTCTCTCCCACGGGCGTGTAGACCGTCGGGACCGCCTCCACGTAGGAGTCGAGGTAGATGGGCGTCTGGACCGTGAAGGGGGGAATCTGCTCGATGAAGGTCGTTCCGTTCCGGTTCACCGCCAGCCAGATGGTGGTTCCGGTGGGGTCGATGGTGGCGCAGATAGCCTTCACCTGCCCCTGAGTACGCCAGCGGGACCAGGCAGTGACCTCCGCCAAGCGGTCGTAGGTACACATCCGCATGGTGCCGTCCGTAATTAATACGAAGACGGTGTTGTCAGGGTCTCGGGCATACGCCACATCGGTGATGCCAGGAAGAGTGATGCCCTGCGCGAAGTAGGAGATGTCGTGGGCCAACCAAGCCTGGGTGTCAAAATTGAAGTTCAAGCTGCGCAGCTTGATTTGGTCCCGGCTCACGAACAGGACTTGGTCTCCAATCTCCTGCGCTTGAATCGGAGCCGACCCGTACCCGCTCTGCCGAATGAGCTGCGCATCCTGCGACGAGACAACCTGAGTAGCCGACACCACCACATCCTCGTGCAGCTCCGTACCAATAAGGAAACTTTGCTTGCCACGAATCCACTTGATGGAGCCCTTGGTCGCAAGAGTCAGCTCGATGGGGTCGTCCGGGTTGGTCCCAGCGGTGAAGACGACGTAGTTGTTCACCTTAGATGCCCACATCGTGGTGGGCTCATCCGGGGTGTTGGCCAACCAGAGGCGCGACTGCCAGATGTCCACGCAAGACGGGTAGTTGCCGGTAACCCAATCGGCAGGCGGGTCAGTGAAGACGATGGGGGCGATGCTGAAACCCGCTCCGGTGTAAATGACCTTCTGGGGAGGCATCAGCGGGTGGACCAGGACCATCCCGTACTTGATGTCCTGAGCGTATTGAATTCCGGGGAGCATGTCCTCGGTCCAGGGCTGACCGGTGAGGACTGCATCACCCGTGGAAGCACTGCTGAGCCGAGGGAAGTTGACCGTCACCGCTTCGGCATAGGTGAGCGGACCGCCCGTCATTCCGAACTCGACGTACACATCCGAGCTGAGTCCCGGGACCGTGATGTTCACGTCCACCGAATCGTTGTAGTGACCAGCGCTGGTGTAGATGTCCGTTGCGTGCAGGGTGGTCCCCACGCGGATGGTCACCTGCTTCGGCGTGTAGAGCCCCAGCTGCGCCGTGGAGAGCGGAGGGAAGCTGACCTGGAGTCGGTAGCTCCCGCCAGCGACCGCCGTGAGCTTTTGCCAGATGCGCGGAGAGACGACCGGTGGAGGAAGCGGAGGCTTCGGAATCGGCCCTCCCCCATCTCCGCCACCCGAGTCCCATTCCGGGATGATGAGGGTGACCTGTGCCTGGCTCCCCATCCAGTCGTAGTAGGTGTAGCCGCCCTGAGTCGTCCAGTTCGCCGTGCCCCCGGTGAAGTCGTTGTTCAGGAGGAGCTGACCGCTGGCAGAGAGTTGAACGACACCCGAATCGTTCAGCAGTCTGGCTTCTCCAGCGGTCAACTCCAGGCAAAAGTCCGGAGTGGACTGACTCCCCGCCGGACCGATAACGTTGAACGGGATGAGCCTGATGTTCCCGTTCTGGGCTGCCGGGGTGAGGAAGGAAGACCCAATCCGGTACCGTGCCGGACCCTGAGGAAGATGGAGGAAGTTCTCGGAGAACTCCACCCCGTTCTTGTACCAGGGCGAGCTGGTCTGCCCGTAGAGACGAGACGAAATCTCTCCGCCAGCGAAGCTGCCTTGGTACGGGTAGAAGGGCACTAGTACCTCGACTGCGTGAGCTTCGAAGCCTGAAGAACCTGAGGCGTCCCCTGTCGGCCGTCACGAATGGACGCCGAGGTCAACTTGAGCTGGTACTCCTTCCACTTCTGTTCCTGAAGCTCGACCTTGTTGGTGATGGGCATCGCCAGCTCGAAAGCCAGACGGGTCGCCAGGCACTGGATGAACTGGGTGGTGAACTCCGCCGGGTTCTCGATGCGCTTCAGGTACCGGGCGTAGAGGGTGGAGGTGTTGCTGAAGATTTTGTCTTCGAACCGATTCCAGCTGGGTCGGGTGACGGCTTGCTCGCTGGTAGGGTCGATGTTGATGAGCGCTCCGTCGGGGAAGGCGGTGGCGCTGGGAATAAAGCAGTAAATGAGAACAAGACACTGGTCGGGCAGAGCGTAAACACGTCCGAACTCCGGAGGCATGACCACCGTGGTGGGGTCGATAGCGACGAGCTGGACCTCCTTGGTGGCGAAGGTCCAGTCCCGGTCCTCCAGCACCGCGTCCCGGGCTAGAGGATAATTAATATTGCAGAGGTTCGCGTTGAGCGTCGGGTCGGTCAGGGAGGTGATGAAGTCGGCCCCAATCTGGCCCAGAGCCAGATTGCAGATGTCGACCTGAGAAGCCATTTAGACAATGCTCCAGGTCCCACCGTCGGCGATGGTTACGGTGTAGACAGTGCCGTCCGGAGACTTCAGCTTGATTGCAGTGGTGTCAGTGCCTCCACTCAAATCCAGAGTGGTTTTCCCGCCCTGCCGACCCAGGTCCAGAGTATTTCCACCAAATCCGTCAGAGATTTGGAGATGTCCCGCTGCCGCACCGTTGTAACCGAGATTAGTGTTTCCCCCGAACTCACCGATATAACAACCCGTGTTCAACGTGATGCCTCGACCCAGACCGGCGAAGCCGAGAGCGTTCAACACAATTCCGGCGATGGTTCGGGTGAAGGTTCCGAAGTCCTGGTCAGCCGCTGCCACGCCACCAGGGTGCGTCGCGTCTGCCGCTGAAAGCGAAACGTCCGAACCAGTGACTGAGAGACCATCAGCGTTTGGGGTGGTGTCGAACGCCCCAACTCCCGCCAGGCCACCACCGCCACCGCCAGTCGTGAAGACCAGACCCGTCGCACCGACCGTCAGGACCTTGTCGACGTCCGCTCCGGTGTAGGACGGGTTAGGCTGCCCGGCGTTGCTGGGAAGCTCATCCTGGTAGGGGCCGTTAATCTGGTACCAGGACGCATCTCGGTCGATAGGCGCATCGCCCGCGAGGGTCTCGATGTCCGTCTCAGCGTTGTCGATGAGAGTGGCCGCCGCTGCCTGGTCTCCGGGCAGAACGTAGTAGGCGAGAACGAATGCCTTGGCATCTGCAAAGGCCATGCTGTTCCCGACGAGATTGGTAAGAACAGTCCACGCCAAGTTATTCATTACGTCTCCTACGGAGGGTTGTGGCCTCCACACCAGTATTCACGTCGCAGGTCCATCAGCGTTTCCCCATCCCGGTCAGCCACCAGGATGACGCTCAAATAGTAAGCGAGTTCATCATCGGAGCGGTCACCGGTGGTGAACCCCTGGGCAGCGAGGAACTCCTCCCAGGCGTCTCCGAGCTGGTTGGACGTGGCCCCGTTGTTCTGGAGCCACGCCAGCTCCATGTCCTGCAGAGACCCGGTGTACCCCGCCGTGCGGAGCGCATCGAACTCGCAGTCGGTCTTGGTACCCGGGGTTGAAGCCATTACTTCTTCCTCACCTCGGCGGTCATCAACCGACCGGCGTCAGGGGGAGGAGCAGGAACGTCGTCCTTGGACTTCTCCTTGATTTCCTCACGGTAGATGGTGCCGTCGGCATTCCGGTAGACGCCCCAGATTTTCCCGTTCTCGGCGACGACACTCATCGGGGCAGGCTTCACCACCCGATTGGTAATCATGTCATCCGGAACAGGAATGCCGGTGTCCTTCCACTTGAGGATGAGTTCCTTGTTCTTCTCGTACCAGTCATCGTTCACGACCATGAACGACTCATGGTGCTTGGCCGTGTCCCAGACCATCCCATCGTTCAGGTTCTTGATGACCCGCTGAACGTCATCCATGTTGCCTTCCGTCTTCTGACGGTTGTTTACCAACGGTCTCATGCTCTCCTCCTCCAACGGTCTGTTGCGACTTGCTCAACAATGTACTTCCGATTGTGCTCGAACCAGTACGGGTCGATTGGGGGGAAAGCCCCGAGAACCGCCTTCTCCCAGGGCATCCCTTGCCGTAGCCTCAGAACCACGTAGCGGATGTCGTTGTCCGAGCCTTCGGTTCTGACAGGCGCCGCGAAGTTCTTGAGTTCCATTTAGATGTCTGCGTAGGTCTGTCCCGGGCTGTTGGCGCAGTACCCGATGCTATCCGCTACGTTCCCTGCCCGTGCTCCGTAGGCAAGCGCCGCAAGCGTCTCGATGTCGGCCTTGGCCGCCTCACAGGCCAGCCCTGCCACCGTCTGGTCGGTTGCCACCCCGGTGAGGACAGTCGCCT